AGGCATTGAGCCACTTGCTCCCTCAGTTGGCTTTGACTTTGAGGAATGGGTTGCATCCAGGCCATACACCGAGGTGCGCCGCCAGGAATTACGCCGTGTCTGGGCGATTCGTGACCACTTGACGAAGTCTGACACGCGGGCTTCCTCACACATTAAAGAGGAGACATACCCAATGTACAAGTGGGCACGCTGGATTAATGCCCGCAGTGACCGATATAAAGCTTGGATAGGCCCAGTCGTCAGCGCGCTAGAGAAGCTGGTGTATGGCATCCCTGAGTTTATAAAGAAGGTGCCCGCTGATCAACGCGCCAAACTCATCATTGACCTCATCGACCCGCTAACTGGCAAGCTTATTGCCACTGATTGGACCAACTTTGAGGCTACCCATGGCCCCATTGTCATGCGGGCGGTTGTGACCACAGTTTATTTATACCTCACCTCGCGTAATCCTCTAGCGCGGGAGCGTATCATGGAGCACTTGCGTGTCAGAACCGGTACCCAGCGCCTGACTCAGCGTGAGTTCACTATCCACTTGTACTGGGCTATTCTACTTTCCGGTGAAATGGACACATCCCTCAACAACGGACTCTTCAACCTTGTCACAGCCTATTATAGTGCCTGGGTTAAGTCTGGTCGCACACTGGACCTTACGAGACAATACGGATTCGTCGAAGGTGATGACGGACTTTTTAAATTTCCCGAACAGTGTGTCCCAGTTTCTGCTGACTACACTAAGTTCGGGGGTAAATGCGTTGTTGACCACCCTGATAGTATCCATACTGCGTCATTCTGTGGTAATGTTGTTGACCCTGACAATCTGGTGCTCATCACAGATCCACTCAAGTTTCTCCACAATCTCCCTTACGTTGGAAAGAAAGACCTTCGTAGTGGTGAGAAACGGACTTCCATGATCTTGCTTAGTAAGGCCATGTCCGGTGCACACTCGTATAACGGGGCACCAGTGATTAGCCCGATATGCTGGCATATCATACGCCGATTTAGTCGCTACTTGCCACTTATGGACCAGTTCTTGTTGGAGACCAACCATTTGGGTGTCTTTCACAGGGAGGAAGCACTTTCTGCCCTGGCTTACGTTAGAACACATGGTGAGCGCTTGCCGACAATGACCAGTCGTGTCTTCATGGAGCGTGTATTTAAATTGTCTGCCAACGAGCAATTTCGTCTCGAGCACACTATACCTGCAGTGCCCGATGATGGATTCTACCAGATTTCCGACCGCCATTTTCATGTTGACCACTTCAATTCGTTTCATTTGTCATCGTCAATGCACGGGTTTTCGCATGTGATCAGACGTTCGGGTCACCCACTCCACCATTACCAGCGCCTGTCCGGTCCGGGCGCTTTGTCCATGTCGTTTAGGGCCGGTGCTTATCTTACGATCAGTATTTTCTGCTCTTACCTTACCAACATTGCTATGAATGTCAAACCGACCGCTTCCGCCCTACCCCGGTACATCCCGACGCAATCTTCCTCCACCTCCAAGGAGGAACGAGTCATCCCGCCGCCCGCAGCAAAAGCTGCCCGACTATCCACTCTCACAGAGCGCATTGCTCAGAGAGCTCCAGATAACCAAAAAAGAGCTGGCGGAGCTCCGCAGAGCCGTCAGGGACACCAAGGAGAAAAAACCAAAGAAAAAATCCCAGCACAATCAGGACACAGAATGGTTGGACTGGGGGATCCAAAAGGCCAAGGACTACGGACCCCAGCTGTTCGAGCTTTTGAGCGGTCTTCTTTAGTTCTCGCGCGTCTTGCCCCTCACCTGCCCGCCAATCGTCAGTTGGACAACGAAACCGGCTTGCGACCACCCTCCAGACTTGTCTCTAATGATGAGCTGAAAGAGGCCTGTTCACTTGCCGGCGTTGATCATGCTGCGATCCCCAAAGGCGCACAGGTTTTCATCCACTCGCCCGCCGACAACGCTGTCATGCCCTCCAACGACATGACTGTAGTTTCATCATCGGTCGGTTCCCAGCATATTGCTGGGGAGAGTATAAAAATGAATGAGGATGGTACGATTGAATTCACATCCTCCGAGTACCTCCAGCCCATTGTTTTTCCACCGCAGATCGGCTCAGTTCCTACGTCTGTGCCTGTCGGCGCTGGGTTGGCCATGTACCCCGCGAACCCAAGGTTTGTGGACGGTAGCCGTCTTGCTGCTTTCCTGTCCAACTATGACCAATTTCAACTCGTCAAGGTGATTTACCGATACATTTCTGGCGCAACATTCACCCAGTCAGGGCAAGGCCTGATGGTCTTCATCAACGATGTTGACGACGAGATCGTCAGCACCGTCGGGCTATCTGCTATCAGGGATGCATACACCCGCCCAGGGCGCGCTTTGTTCCCCTGGATAAAAGACGCCGCCGTCCACATGGGCATGCCGCTACTCAAGTGGTACTATACAGCCTCTGGAGCCGGGCCAGCTTTTGAACTGCCCGGATTCGTCATGTTGATGAACCAGCTCGCCATAACCAACACAGGGGCTGCCATCCCACTAGGCTCACTTGTGGTTGAATATACCGTGCGAGTGCGTAGTCCCACCACTGAGATTAACTCTAGCACTGCACTGTCCACTCAGTCTGAGAGCTTGCCCATGACTCTTGCCACCATCACCATTGATGATGCAGCCACCATTACTGCTGCCAACTCACTCATGAGTGCATCTTCCATTCTCCCCGCTGCCGTTTATTGGGCGCAGATCGCCGCACATGATGACACCGGGCCAGGCACAGCTGCCTGGCGCACTTGGTACGACCCGACCACTGGTCGTGTTGTTGTGCTCCAAGCTGGAAATTTCCTCATCTGGCGTGTCACAAAAGATGGCAACATTTACTTCTACCCCACACTCGGTTGCGCGTTCTTAACAGCCACAACCGGTGACCTCTACACTCCAGCCTTCCGTTGCTCTGCCACTGTGGCATCTGGCACCGTGAAGGGCTTCAAACTCTACAACATCTCTGGAACCAATGCTGACGGCTACAACGTCATCATCCAGTAATCACAGTTCTCTTGACTCATGTCTTTCTTAACTATATGATAAAAACCAGAAAATCATAAAAATTTCGTGTATATATACCGAACATATATTTAGACTTATTGCTGACTCAGTCCCCAGCGCCTACTCA